GCTGTTAACTCTGCAGAAAGTCGTTGCGCCGGTATTCACAAAGGTCGTGCCATTAAGTTGAACGACTTTAGAGACAGGTGCCCAGTTGGCATCTAATCCGTTGATCAAAAGGTTCATAGTGTCGGTAGAACTACTATTGATGTATAGCACTGCCGCACCGCCATTCCACGCAGACCATGGATACATCCCGCCAACATTCCAAATGGTTGATGGTGTAGAAAAGTTTTCAGCACGACCGCTTAGGAATGCAATTGAATGACCAGGAATCTTTCCCTTTGCGATGTCAAAGTAATACTCACCACTTATAGGCGAACCTTGACGAGTGACTAACATCGCAGTCTCGTGTAGTGTCTTGTTGTCAGCCGTGAAAGCCTGAGTTGTTTTGTTATACTGCGCCACGTGTTATCTCCTTACCAAGCTTTGCACGACCAGTAACGTGCCTTGTCCTTTGGCTTTGGAACCGAAGGATCATCACAACCGTGGCGTGCTCTAAACGACTTGCGACGTGCTGGGTTGTCTTTCTTGATCGTCATGTTTGGATCACCAAACTCGACCTTCTTAGCCTTGCCATCACCATCAGGATCAACATAGACCTTTGACTTCTTCACGTCACCTGACATCGGCTTGTTCAGAGGTACATCACGGCCCTTGTATGTGGCTTCGTCAAGGTCTTCGTCTTCCTTAACTGGAACACAGTTTGGAACTGACTTGCCGTTCTTTTTCTTCATGCCGTATTGTTGGTAACCGTCCCAGCATGGGTCTTCTTTTTGTTCTACGAACTGTCTAAACGTTTTCATCTTTGCCATCCCTTCATGATGTCAGCTGAGAAGTTTGCGTGCGAGAACTGAAGTCGGTCGACGAGTTTTACTGCGCCTTTTCCGACATGGTCAATCGCGACGAATCCTTCTTGTTCCGTTACTTTGTATCCATCGGCGGTCTTAAGGAACGTACCGATTTGTTTTGCTTTGTCAAGTTTACGAATCACCATCAGCTTTGCATCAACGATCAGATCATACATGTCGAAGATCTTGACGATCTCTGCCTTAGGTGTATTCGAAAAGTACTTCATGATCACTGCACGCTTTTCGACCCAGGCTGCTTTAGACTTTTCAGTTGCCTTCTTGTCGATCTCTTTCTGGTAGTAGTCATGGATGTACTTCATCAGGTCGTCGACGAACTTTGAAGTGTCACCAATACGCTGACCTGCACGAACCTTCGAGTTGATGAAAGTCTTAACACGGATCAGGAGTTCATCATTATCAGAGATTCCATCGAGCGCAGAACGTTTCAGTCCCGAGAAGATCTTGCCTGCCTTTGAGAGCAGTTCTGTGATCTGTTCTGTCTCGGCTGCATTGAAGTTCGCCGAGCCTGAAACGTCACGATACATTGCGTCTACCGACCAGACCGACGACGTTTTCTTGAGGCCGCTTGCGATCTCCTCTCCAAAACTCGCTGACATTGATTCAAGAGAGTCTCCTCGGTATGTAGTGTGCCAGACCACACCGATTCTTGAGGCAAGTATTGTACGAGCGAGTTCACTGTTTTTCGGTACCGCATAAACAATCGTGTTAGGATGAAAAGTAACATACGGTTCTCCACCAATATCCACTTCTCGTAGATCCTCTTTCGCAAATAGGAAGTCACCTTGTACCACTCCTTTAATGCCAAGCTTTGGAAGCTCAGCGAGTGCGAGCTTCAACTTAGCGTTCAAATCACCTGACGTATCAGCATCAACGTCTGCATCAGTCTTATATACTTTGGGATCCTTGTTGAAGATCCCCTTCTTTGCGACGAAGAACTTTCCGTCACGAGGATCGATTCCTGCAAACACCGCAGGTGCACCGTCCCACTTAATGGTCACATCGGTCTTTCCTTTAGCATTACCCGCAAGCATGTCACGAAGTGAACGAAGGTAGTTGATAGACTGTCGAGCACCTTCAACACCTGCGTTGAGGATGTTGTCCTCGAGGTGTTCCATATGGACGTTCTTTTCTTCTACCAGATAGTTGCCAAATTTCAGCATTATTTTCTTACCTTGAATTTGATGTCGTTTGGGTATTCGCCGGCCTTAGAATTACGAATCTCGATGAGGTAGTCTTCTTCATTCGTGCTACAGAAGATGCTGATCTGTTTTGACGACTTGTCTGGATACTTTATCTTTTCGATTCGGATGTTCGACGTAAGCTTGTTGAGCTTTGTACGGTCCAGCCAGAAGACTTTCCATCCTCCAACTTGCTTCCGCACATAGAAGTAGTTCATACCCCAAGCACGTTCAAAGATCTTCTTGAGTTCTGTCTGATTCACTGAAGGTGGCTTGCTGTCGTATTTAGGGCGAATCGTCTTCTTGTTTCCACGAATGTCGAATCCTTCTTGGACCTTGTTGAGGTCTACGCCAAACGCTCTCAGGAAGTCTGCACCAGGTGATTTTGGTTGAAGATTGCCTGACGAGTCGAAGATCGTCGCCGCACCTGAATACGAGCTGAACGTATTACCGTTGACGTCTTTCAAAGAGATGTACCAGTCGTGATTCGTTGAATCCTTCAAGACGATGTCTCCGATGATAGCACCAAGCTTCTCGATCGCAACACCTTCCTTCTTTGTAGAACCCTTACGCTGGTCGACTTTGATGATCTCAACCGATGCAAAGTCTGGATTCGCTTTGTTCATCTGATCGATGAGCTTAGCGAATTCGGTGTCGGTCTTTGACTTGAAGTAGCTACCAAGGTCGCTGACCGTCTTTACTTCAAAGTTCTCACCCTTGTTCGCGCCTTTGGCTATGACTACGTCGAAACCTTTTCCATCTAGCTCAAACGAATAGCTAGAGAACTTAGAACTATTCGGAGAGATGACGTTGAACTTGAGGTTCTTGATCCCGTCGACTTTACGCAGCTCGGCATCAAGATATGTGGTCAACGACTTCGATGTATCGTTCAACTTGTTGATCAACTGAAGGCGATACTCGCGCATGCTACGAACGTTTTTACCCGGCTTTCCTTTCGGAGAAGCCGGTGACACTTGAAAGTTCAAGTGCTTGATCATGCCATTCAATGAATTAGCGAATTGTTCGTAGAAGTCGATTGCCATGGATATTCCCTCTTGGAGTATTTATATCCTATGACCGCCTCATCGTTGCTGAATCGATTGCTTGCTCTTTTGACGTAACTGGAACAGCGTTTGACTTATGCATCGCGACGATGCCCATGATGTAGTCGCCAGTGTATACGTTGGCTGCCTTTTTGGCACCATTACCAGCAACACCATTCGTCAACTTAGCGTTTTCTACGATGCCTTCTCTAAGGTTTACATGTTCAACACCTTTGAGTTTTGTGCGAGTGGTGATACCCTTGGACGCCAACCAAGCATCATGGCGCGCTTGGGCTTCCAGCATCCTTTTGTTTGGTTTTCGCTTCTTCATCTGTTAGTCCATAGTCTGGAAAATAGCCAAGTGCAACACCACCGAAGAAGATACGACTCTCTTCTGGAACATAGTTCAGATGAAGATAGTAGTCGACTTCTTCTTCAGGGGTGAGGATGATTTTCTTCGATGGGTATGGCATAAAGCCAAGCATATCCCATTCGATTGCTTGCTTCAGAGAGATGTCATAGTCGTTCATCATGTCAAGCAATCGCTTGTACATGATGTCGACCGGGTTTCTACTTCGTTGAAATGTTGCCTTACTGTACTTCATCGTACACTTTTTCAACGAACGAATATGGAGCACCAGACAGCCGCATTGCAGTAAGAAGCATGTTGTCGACATCGTAGTGCGCTCGTGCACACTCGAGCATGTCAGCTTCGACGATAGCTTCTTCAATCAGTTCACGAAGGGTTTGCATGTTTGCTCCTTAGTACCCAGGTTCCATGACGATAACATTGTACCGGTTTACATCTACTACTCTACCATCTTCCCACTGGACTGTCAACCGAAAACCGTCGACACCAATCACTTTTCCGCGAGCCTTCTTGTTGAGGAAGCAGCGAATGTTCTGGCCGACGGTGACAGTGGTATCGATGAGCATGATCTACCTCTTTGCTGCTACTTGATCTATATAGGCTACGACGAACGGAATGTCAACCGTTTTCTTTAGCCATCCGCTCACAATCTTTGAGAACAGCAACAATGCCTTGCTGAGCAAGTTCAGTGGGGATCGCCCACTTCGTGTGGTAGTCACGTTCGTCTGCGCTCAAGACCCACGAGTCTTCGAAGAGACCGATGTTCGTGAGAGACAAGCCGCGAGCGTTGATCGAGATTGCTTCATTGGTCGACGGATCGACCATCATCAGAGAACCGGCGATCATGATGCACTGGAGCATTTTCTTACCTCTTTGCTTCTACTAGATCTATATAAGCAAAAATTTTCGGAATGTCAACCAGCCGAGCGCACTTTTCGTATAAATAATAGCATGGGTGCGTGTAATCACGTGTAACAACGTAGAGGCAAGTGTGATAGCTTACAAAATCACAGATGGAACAGTTGGGGTCGCATCAAGTATGCCGGTGGGGTTCCGCCCAACATTCACGTATCGTGCACGGTGAAAAGCCGCTCAATTAAGTTTGGGCGGCTTTTCCTTTTGCAGGATCATCTGGATACTTCAACGTAAAGAACGTCGGAGTGAAGCCATCGAACCCTGAACCGAGGTTCAACGAGCGACAGAGTTTTGTCGCAACATCCTTTTCTTTCCGTGTAGCCACAACCAATTCAGAACCTTTCTCGATGATCTCGAAGAGGTTCTTTTTTTCATTCACTCGGTAACCCATCGTAGTCTCCTTAGTTGAAATTGCCAAAGTTTGGTTTCTTTTTCTTGAAGCTGCTGAGCTTCCGCGGTTCGAAGTCGTCGTCGATCACCATGTCGGTATTGTCGAACACCGGCCGGTCTTCTTGTTCAATCTGCTTAGCACCACCCGTCAGACCGTCTTGCGCTGACTCTTCAGCGTCAAACAACTTCATCTTCGATCGATCGATGCCGATGATGAAACGCTTAGGACTGTCAATGCTTCCCCAACGATTCTTCAACTGCTTGACCATAAGTTGACCAAGTTTCTCGAGTTCTTCAGTCGAGATGAGAGCAAACATGAAGTCAGCAGTTGCAGGAAGGCCGAACGATTCGGAGGTGTCAGTGATCTCAACGTCTGAGTTACCATAACCAGAGCGTGTCGTTTGAGTAGCTGACATCACTGGGACGTTGAACTCCATCGCCAATCCACGAAGTTCTTCCGCGATAGCTTTGATCAAAGTGTACGAGTTGATGTTCGCGCCATGCTTTAGCCGAGCTGACATACAGATGTTGAGATAGTCGATGAAAATGATGTCAGGTGTAAACTTCTTCTTCAGCTTGAGTTCGTTCAACAGGTGTCTGAAGTGGTTAGCACCAGCAGAACCGGTCGGGTATTCCTTAACAATCAGCTTACCCGACGTTCGATCTTTGACTCGATCGATCTTTTTACGATAAGACTCGATCGGCAGAAGTCGAAGATCATCAAGCGTTACATCGAGAAGGTTCGCGTCAATACGTTCTGCGATCCGTTCTTCAGCCATTTCCATGGTGATGTACAGGACGTTCTTGCCCGACATCAATGATGCTGCTGCGCAGTGAGTCATGAACAGAGTCTTACCCACGCCCGTGCCAGCGAGAGCAACCGACAATGACTTCTTGCTTAGGCCACCTTTCGTAATCTTGTTGAAGTACTCGAGGTCAAACTCAAGCTTTTCTTCGACGCGGTGATAGAAGTCGAACCGTTCATCGGAGTTCTCAAGGAAGTCATGGCCAACGTTCGTGTCAAAACTTACACCAAGGGCATCACTCAAGAGCTGAGGGATTGCACCTTTGTCGAGTTCCTTCACCTTACCATCAAGGACCAAGATAGACTGACGAACTGCGTTGTAGATCGCCTTGTCCTGACAGAACTTTTCAGTAGTGTCGACCAACCACGCTTGATCGGTTTTCTCATCGTAGTTCAAGCCATCGAGTGTCGACGTGACTTGTTTGTAGCGTTCTTCATTCAGAGTGTTCGATTCGTCGATCGCGATACGAAGAGCAGTCTTCGTTGGTAGTCCATTGTACTGATCGATGTAACCTTTGATCGTGCCATACAGGAACTTGTCGTTTTGATCCTCGAAGTATTCATCTTTCAGGAAAGGTAGGACCGCTCTTACATAGCTTTCATTGTGGATCATCCCCGCTAGGATTGTCTGTTCGATCATACGTACCTCTAATAATTTTTACGATGTCCTTCGAAGAGACGAACATGCATTTGGACTCAATCTCGTCCATTCGTTTCTTCGGGATGTCGTAATGATTTTTGTGAAACCAATGGCGACCAATGTTTAGGTCGGTCGCCATTGCATGAAGATTTTCAATAGAGTATGGAATACAAACTAAGTGTCGCTTTCCATCAGTGACGTACATCACTCCTCCTGTTCGTCCTCATCATCTTCGATGGTTGGTGCTGCGCTGTCTTCACTAAGCAAGGTCTTAGTGGCTACAGTGTACCTGTCTTTAATATAACCGGCAAAGTTCGTTTTGTCAAACATCATTTTCCAGAAAGTGCCGTTGTCGACGATCTCCTTCGCACGAAGAAGCTTCTCAGACAGGACTTCACCAGTCTCGGGATCGACCGCTTCGTACCAACCGACTTTCGGCTTACGAAGGAATCCACCCTCTTCTGCAACTTCCATCAGACCAGACCACTTAGCGATACCACCATCGAACGTAACAGTGATCGGGATAGAAGACTTTTCACGAACATGACGGGACTTCTCAATGTTGATGACGAAGTGATAGCCTTTGATCTCAGTGCCTTCCTTCTCTTGACGACGACCCAAGATCCAGATGTTGTCAGCAGACAGGTAGATACCCGTACCACCCGAGACGATTGCCTTAGGATACAGACCTTGTTCCATGTAGATGTGGTTGACCACGATCATTGGAATGTCTTTCAGGTTCAAGTGAGGAGTGACGATACGGAAGACCGATTTCAACTGCTTTGCACGAGACATGTCCGCGACTGACTTACCATCGTTCGCGTCGTCGACTTCTTTCTTCGAAGCAAGGTTACCGATAGAGTCCACGACGATGATGACGTGATCCTTCTTTTCGATTGCCTCGAGCTGCTGAACGATGTCGAACTTCAACTCTTCAATGTTCGTGATCGGAGTGTGAATGACTCGAGTCATATCAACACCAAAGGCTTCGAAGTATGCCTGAGGAGTACCGAATTCCGAGTCATAGAAGAGGATGATTGCATCGTTGTACTTCTTCTGGTATGCAGCAGCCATGAGCAGTGCGAACGCGGATTTGAAGTGTTTCGATGGGCCTGCGAGCATGGTCAAGCCTGGAAGCAGACCACCATCAACGGAGCCAGATAGAGCCACGTTCACCATCGGAACCTGGGTAGGAATTGCTTCCTTTTTGCCGAACACCTTTGACTCCAACAGAGGTGCGGTCATTTTCAATGTAGACGCCTTTAACAACTTATCCATTAGCGACATATGCGATTTTCTCCTATTGTGCGATTTTATTGCTTCTTCAACCGAAGAAGGCTTCGAGTGTATTCACTTGTTCCAGTTGCCAATTGATGGCGTCTGACACAAGCTTGAGTGGTTCTTTGAAAGTCTTATCGAACTGTGTATCGTAGTCGATGTATTGATGCACGTTCAGTTCTTTTGGAAGGAACTGAGGGAATGCGATAACGTTAGTCCCAAGCGTGTTTGGCATCTTGAGGTAACAGAACTTCACCTTATTCCCGTTCTTGATCTCGTCGTCACGAAGTTTCAGTGCACGAACGTGGTGATTGTAGACGATTGCGCCACGGACATGGATGGGAACACCTTTCTTGAAGAGAGTAGAACGATCCTCCCATTTGTCGATCTCACTGACACCACGAGGGAAGCTGACTTCTTCAGGTGCGAGACCCTTGAATACCTCGTAGAAGTCAGAGACGAACGTCTGCAGTTGCTTCTCGTCACCGCTCAACATGATCTGATACGCTTCCTTAAACTTACCACGAACGACCGCAGGAGTAGAAGACTTAACTGCTTCAATGCCCATGATCTTGAGCTTCGGTTCGGCGTATTGAACACCTTCAGAGTTGTGAACGTTGAGGATGTATCGTTTCTTCGCAGTCCAGATACCGGCATCGGCGATCGCTTCTCGCTTCATCACCATCGTATTCTTGAAAGCGTTTTGCTGTTCGAATAGGATAGCGTATGCGTCCTCGAGAACCTTTTCAAACTTCTGATCACACGCCTTATCGAGGAATGCAACGGGATCAGCGGGTTTCACATGCTTTACAAGAGGTGCCATGCTTACGTACAACGAGTCAGTGTCCATGTAGATCACATAGTCGATGGCAGTGGTGTTCATGATCTTGTTCATAGCGACGTTCATATACTTCTCAGCCCAACGAATAGAGAGCTGACCAGAGAGGGTGATACCTTCAGCGATTCGAATGTCGAAGTACCGGAAGTATTTATTCCCGAGAGCGCCATAAAGTGAGTTCATCAAGATTTTAATTGCTTGCTGAGTGTTGTCGAGTTGGTTCATCTCTCGCTTCAGATCTTCAGCATGAGTCTCCTCATACTTCTGCTTCACACCAAGCATCTTCTTCTTAGTCGCCTTACGCTCGGCGTAGTAGCTCTCAATGATCTCGGGTAGGAACCCTTGTTTGTCCTTTCGGAACATAACACCATTCGCTGCAACCGCAACGTTGAGGTCTCGAATCTCTTGCGGAAGATCGATACCTTTCAGGTAGAAGTCTACATCACATGGCATGCCGTAGTGAGCACCTTCAACGATCGTCTCAGGCGACATGTTGTACTGAACAATCGTCATAGGATACAGAGAGTTCAAGTCAAATGATACGACCCACTCGTGACGACCATTGTGCGGATCTTTGACGTAACCACCCGGATACTCGGGGCGATACTTGTCTTCAGACGGAGGGATCGCGATGTTCTTCTGGCTGAGATACCGATAGATGATCGAGTCCCAGATCGCAGTCGTTCCAAGTGTGTCGGGATAGTTGACACCACCTTTGTACGCGATGATCAATGCAAGAGCAAGAAGGCCAGTTTGCTGCTCAAGTTTGTCAACCAGAACGACGTCTCGGATGTTATAGTCGATGAACTTCTGGTGATCTTTCTCGTAGAGCGAATGCAGCGAACCATACTCTTCGTACGACAACTTACGTTCACCGAGGATCACATGGGAGATATGGTCGAGAGAGTAAGACTCTTGAGGACCATACACGTATCCAAACTTCTGGAACAGATCCATGTAATCGAGTTGATGAACACCATAGATCTCGTAAGCGGCAAGGGGCTTACCCTTCACACCGATCTGCCGATAGTTCACGATGTTCCAAGGCGACAACTTCTTCGCCCACTCTTCACCGAGAATACGCTTGATACGATTCACGATGTACGGAATGTCGAACAACCGCACGTTCCAACCGGTGATGACGTCGGGATAGTGTTCTTCCCAGTACGTCAAGAACTTCATGATGAGTTCGGCCTCATCGGCGCACTTCACATACCGAACCATACATCCTTCGGGCACAGTCGTGCACTTAGACGCATCATAGTGCTTCAATCCCCAAACATGATAGATCGAACTCTTGCTGTTCTTGTACGCGATCGATGTGATGGGATACGCTGCATGCTCTGGAAAGGGGAAGCCATCATCAGACTTGACTTCGATGTCGATATTGCCGATCGCGATATGTTTCAGATCAGGCTTGATGTCGCCTGGAAACCGTTCGTTGATGAACTGTGCAACGTAGTTGTTGTTACCAAAGACTTTGAAGTTATCGACGTCTTTGTAGGTCTCGAAGAACTCTTTGGCGTCGTTGATGGATTCGAACTCCATCGGTTCGACCTTAGTTCCATCGAGTGTTGTCCACTTCTTAGTCCAACTGCCTTCCTTTGCCTTGACAAAGAAAGTGGGAGCAAATTTCACTCGTTCATGAATTCTTGTGCCATTTTCAGTGTAACCACGATATAGAATGCTTCCACCCATGCGGTGGACAGATGTGTAGAACGCCATGAATACTCCCTTAGCATAATAGAACTAGTATACACCATCTTGTGTGAGGTGTCAACTACTTAGGGGTCCGAAGACCCCTAAGCATTTACTTTGTGTTGTCGAGTTACTCGGCTAGGTAGCCGTACGAACCTTTGCTTGGTGCCGGTTCGTTGATGTCAACCTTCTTCGTTTTCTTCTCTGGAACAAGATTGTCGAGGAAGATACGAAGCATACCGTTGACCAGTTCTGCATTCTTGATTTCGACGGTGTCGGCGAGGGTGAAGGTACGAGCGAATGGGCGCTCAGCGATACCCTTGAACAGGTAATTCTTCTCATCGCCTTCGTTAGCGATGTTGCCGTTCACTTTGAGCGTGCTGTCTTCGAGCGTGATCTCGATGTCTTGCTTACCAAAGCCGGCTACAGCCATCTCGATGACGTAGGTGTTATCACCGGTCTTCTTGATGTTGTATGGCGGGTAAGTCACCAGTTTCGCGGATTGTGCTTGAAGATCTTTGATTCTGTCGAAGAACTTGTCAAAGCCGATAGCGAATGGGTCGTATTGATTTGTCATATGATGCCTCCTAAAAGCGCAAGAAAAAAGTGGGACCCGTATGGCATCCCACTTTTATTTATAAACCAAGTAGTCGATTTTGTCAACTATTTTCTTTTGCCAATGGAGTACTTCGCAGTCAATGTCCATTCATCTTTCTCCTTATGTGGCAAAACTTTGACTTGTGACAATGGAGCAACTGGGTCTTGAATGACCTCTGGCTTCACTGTTTTTACAAGTCCCCATTCTTCCAGGAGATTAACGATCGTGTTTCTACGTGCTCTATCTTCTTCTGATAGCTCATTTGCTTTGCCATCAAGGATGAATAGTTCTTTGAAATGGACGATGTAGTACTTACCTTGCTTATGCAAGATATGGCATGATTGGTAAAGAATCTTATCCTTCTTTGAAGCAACGCCGATGCGAGTCAATGTTTCCTTCACCTTCAGGAAAGAATCTTGAGATGGTAATTCTACCTCTACGAGTCTTTCGATTATGTTCATTTTGTTCCACCTTTTCGTCGCTGTTCTTTCAGCGATTCTAACTGTTCTTTCGACAGTAAAGATAGATACTCAATGCCCACTCTTCGATTACACGAATACATGTCACAAACAAGGTCAAGATCTTCATCTGCCGAAGCCTTGGCCCACTTCTTAAATTGACGCTTCTTGGGCCTAACCATATTTATGAGAAGCTCGTATTGGGCACGCTTCGGTAACTGATGATGAGTGTTCACGAGGTTCGCCATAAGAACAGTGTCCTCATGATACGACAGTGCGATGTTAGTAAGCCAAGGGTTGTATCCATCTTCAGCCAACTTGTCGTTCTCGGACCCTCGCATCATGTTCTTCTTTTCGAGAAGGATCGTGTTCACATAATCAAACGGATTCGCCATAATCTTCTTCGTCCTTCTTATCCAGGTATCGAGAACACTTCTCGCAGAGGTGAGCAGTACCAACAGTACCGCTTCCTTCGCCATATCGATATTTCACCGATGTGGCTTTATCTTCTCGCACCGACTTATCGCACACGAGGCATTTGACCTTTGGGTTCTTTGCCTTAAAGACGCTAAGCCAGCCCATCATCATTTCCAATCATTGAGTTCAGCCATGAGTGTCACCAGAGCAGCCATTCGATTGATCTCTGGATTAGCCACGAAGGCTTCTTTGTACTCATGTTCTGCAAGGATGATGATCGAGTCTGCGACAGAAGAGGTGTTCGCAAGCTTGGTCGGAAGGATGTCGTACAGCGAACGATACAGCGTCGCTGAGTCGATGTCGGAATTCTCACCTACCCACTTACGCACTTCGTTGAACTTCTTGTTCTTCAGGAACGAGACCAGTTCTTCAATCGACTCAGAGCCTTTGTTACGAAGAACACCTGCGTCGATGCTGCCAGTTGCCGAGTAACGCTGAAGTTCATTGAGTACCCGACGCCAGTCTGGGAAGTACGTATTGATCAGTTCGGCAACAGCCTTTTGATCATACTTGACGTTCTCAGTCTCAAGAATGTTGCACACCCGTTTGAAGAACGGTGACGCCATCTTTGGACGATCAGACGGAGTGATGTTGAAGTTGATCACCGAGCACCGAGAGTGAAGAGGCTCGATGATACGATTCACAAAGTTACAAGTGAGAATGAACCCACAGTTCTTCGAGAATTCTTCCATGAAGTTACGAAGAGCAGGTTGAGTCGAGTTTGCGTTGAGGTAGTCTGCCTCATCGAGGATGACGTACTTGCGGCCACCCGCAAAGGAAACAGTAGATGCGAAGTTCTGGATGTCGACACGAAGAGTATCGATGTTACCATTCATAGAACCGTTGATGACGATGTAGTCTGCGCCGAGTTCGTCAAGCATAGCTCGTGCGATGGTAGTCTTACCAACACCGGCTCGGCCAGAGAGCAACAGGTTGGGAACGTTCTTGTCGTTCACGAATTGTTGGAAAGTGTCCTTCAAGTCTTTTGGAAGGATGGTGTCTGCTACAGTACGAGGACGATACTTTTGCACCCAAAGAAACTCTTCCATGTTCACTCCATTCATTATGATAAAGATGGGCACAGAGATGATCCCCTGTGCCCGTTGTTAGTATATACTCAAGCCTCAGCGGTGTCAACCGTAAGTTCTTCTTGAGCCTCAGCCGCTTGTGCGTCCTGAGCTGCTTTGACAAATGCAGCGTACTTGTCACGAAGTGCACCAACTTGAGACAGTTCGTCACCACGGAAAGCACCACGATTGCTCACGATGTCGATCAGTTGGACTGCAGCGGCGATGTCATTGATGTTAAGTTGCATAGTCTGTTCTCCTTACTTTGCTTCAAGCGCGACGAAATATTCGGCTTTGTTTGATTTGAAGTGTGCCATACCCTTCGACGAAAGTGCGACTTCGTAGTCGTTGGGCATAAGTTTCATGTTCTCGACCTTGATCAGCATCTTGAACTCGCTGAAAGACCCGTCAGCAACGACGACCGAATAGGTGTCAGCAGTCGGATTTTTCGAGTTGATTGCCGAAAGGGAGATGGTATCACCGTCACTGATGAAAGCGATCTCGGAAAGCTTCAGAACACCCGATGCCTTGATGACCGAATCAAGTTCTTTCCACTTCAGGGTGAAAGTTGCTTCAGGCGTAGGAAGCACGATGTTCTTGTCTGGCGGAGATACGACCATTGCTTCAGCTGCGTAGGTATAGTTCACCTTGCTGCGGCCGGAAGAGATGACGAACTTGTCAGCCTTGAACTCAACGTCGGGATCATCGAAGAGCGACAGAGTAGCCAAGAACTGGGACAGATCATAGATCCGGGCAGTTCCTTCAAAGTTTTCAGAGACGGTTGCAGATGCCATAATGGTCTTCTGCGGGTGGATCGTACGAATCACCGATCCAGGTTTGAACACGATGCCAGAGTTGACTGTCGAAAAGTTCTTCAGTACGCTGATGGTTTCGTTGCTAAATTTCATGATTATTTCACCTTCTTCATAGCAGCTCGTCGCTGCTGTCTGTTCATTGTCGTATTGTTATTTATACCATCAGATGGCGGATTTGTCAAGTAATTTTTTGCGTTAGATGCAGCACTTGCAGTAGGCGAAGCACTGATTGCTGCCATAGCAGAAAGTGAACCACCGAAGGTGTACGAACCGACATGTTTCAGTTGCATCCACGGGCAGAGCCAAATCTTCGTACCACACTTCCGTGCATACTGGCTGAACATGTAGTCTTCAGACAAGTACCGCTTCGTGTCTGGGTCGATCACACAGTCAAAGAATGCAGTGATCTCACGGCTACCATCGAAGTGTTCAGTACGAACATGATCTGGGATGTACTTCAACTCCGGATATGCGTCGGCATATCGTGTAAGTACATCGCGGTGGATCATCATGAAACCAGTACCGCCTTCACGAATTTCGACTGGTTCGTCGATGCGGAACTCAGTCATGTTCTCAGCCGGGTTGAACACATAGTCACCGACGAAGTGATCGAGTTGGAACGGATTCGGATCAGCAAATCCCTGTTCAACTGCCATCTTAATCTTTTCCCAAGCGATCGTCTTTTTAGGATAAGCACCGGTGACAACTCCATATTCATCAGCGCTATCACAGAGATGCATC